GAGGAATTTGAGGGCATAGATCCTGAGGATGAGTTGATCCAAGAATTTATGGAGGTGGCAAAGGACGAAAACCTCTCACAGGCGCAGTTTGACCGTCTTACGAAAATGTGGATGGAGAAACAGGGCCTGCTCGATGAAGAGGTTAAATACGCGAAAGAAGAGGAGCTAAATAAACTTGGTCGCAATGCTGATAAGATTATAAGCAGTATGGACGCCTGGCTGAAACGCTTTGGGACATCTGGAGTCCTCACTCAGCAAGAAATGGATAGCATCGGTGCGGCCTCGAACAATGCCACGTTCATCAACGCGATGAATAAGATTCGCAGATCGTACGGCGAAACGGATATCCCCGCTGCAGCCGCTGGACTTGATGCAGGAACGACTAATCTCGATGATATACAGATGTTGATGTCGGATGAGCGTTACGGCAAAGACATGGCTTATACGGCTAGTGTTGAAAAGAAGGTGTACGAAATGCACGGCGAAAAAATTTAGCCGCAAGATATCGCGCGGCGGTGTAGCGATTTTTTTCAAATGTGATTATTTTTAAGTACCGATACCCCTCTCGAGGACCGGTGAATACTGCTTGTCGGCCCTGGCTACCAGGATACCCGAAAACAACTTTTTTTGTTTTTAACCTGGAGGCCAAATATGGCTACAATTTCAAATGCGTTCACGACGCTTTTTGACCAGGAAGTGAAGCAGGCCTATCAAGCCTCGCGGAAACTTGCTGGTTTGACTCGTGAGAGGGATGCTGCCGGTTCTTCAACCGTCAAATTTCCAAAATTAGGAAGTGGGGTTGCAACTGTTCGCACACCCATGACCGATGTGGTTCCGCTAAACCTCAGTTTTTCACAAGCAACCGCCACTATGACGGATTACATCGCTAGTGAATATTCTGATATGTTTAACCAAAGCCACGTAAACTTCAACGAAAGACAAGAGCTCGTCCAAGCTGTTGGCAATGCAATCGGTCGTCGTATGGATCAAGTGGTCCTCGATGCTCTGACTGCCGCCAGTGGCACCGGTACTGTTGCTAATTCCCTTGGAGGTTCAAACACGGACCTCAATATCGAAAAATTAAGGGAAACAAAGCGGGTATTGGATGCAGCAAACGTTGATCCTAATGATCGTGTTATGATTATTCACGCAAATAATCTTGAGGCATTACTAGGAGACACTGAAGTTACCTCGAGTGACTTCTCATCGGTCAAGAGCCTCGTTAGCGGTTCAGTCGATAGTTACATGGGCTTCAAGTTTATAATGCTTGGCGACATGGACGAAGGCGGCCTCGTTAAAGATGGTTCTAATGATCGGGTTTGCTTTGCTTTTCATAAAAGCGCAATCGGTCTTGGTACATCAATGCAAGCGAAGTCTCGAGTCGATTACATTCCAGAGAAAACATCGCACCTTGTAGCCAGCATGTTCAGTGCAGGTGCTGTTGCGATTGAATCTGCTGGAATCGTAAAAATTACATGTCGGGAGGCTTAATCATGGCATTTAGTAGAGACGGATGGGGTCCGATAGGTGGTCAGTCTAAGCGTGGATCTGCCCCTATGATGTGGACCTATACAAGCACCGACGCGAAAACCGCTATCGATGCTTCTGGTTACTTTAACGATGTTTCGGATGAGGTAACGGTCGGGGATATTATTTATTCCTGGGCGTCAACCGGCGGAACGGCAACCGCGTCCTGGCACGTTGTGGTAAGCAACGCGGCGGGGGTTGTTGATGTTGGCGATGGAGTAACTATCGCTGTAACGGATAGTGATTGATTAGATCACGAGCGAGGGGTCTTAACCGGCCTCTCGCTCTTTATTTTTAGAGGGCTTCAATGGCGACAGGCGATACGAAGCTGATTATCTGCTCTGATGCTCTCATAATGCTTGGGGCAACGCCTTTAACCAGTTTTTCCGATGGTACGGATGCGGCTACCATCTGCGATAGACTGTATGACGATATCCGAGATTTAGTCCTGCAGGTTTACCCCTGGACGTTTTCCCTAAAAAAATCACAGGTTGCACGGACTACCAATACTCCGGCAAGCGAGTGGAAGTATGAATATCAGTTGCCTAGTGATCGAATAGGTAATGGTGTAAGGGCGGTGTTTACCACGGCTGATGCTGGAGCCACCCCTTTGGTGGAAGGTTGGGAAATAGTTGGCGATAAACTCCTGACCGATCAAACAAGTGTGTATGTGGACTACCAATACCAGGTAACAGAAACGCTGATGCCTACCTATTTCATTCAGTTATTAAAATACTGGCTGGCCTGGCACTTCGCGGAAACCGTTACTGACCAGGTAACGAAGGCGCAATATTTTCAGGTGATGGCCGTAGGGTCGCCCAGCGACAATATGCGCGGAGGTGTTACGCGGCAGTGTATGCAAATCGACAGTGTTGGAAACACCAATCAATCTTTTCTCGATTTTGATCTGGTGACTGTGAGGGCTTCGTGAGCCGTGTTGTCCGAATCCAAACTAATTTTTCATCCGGCGAGATTGATCCTGCACTTCGGGCAAGAATAGACCTTGAGCAGTATTACAACGGTTTAGAAACAGCCTCGAATGTGGTTATTCTTCCCCAGGGCGGTGCCAAACGCCGAGATGGTCTGAAGTTCGTTTACGAATTGCCGTCTGCAGCCGCTCCACAAAACGGCGTCCGATTGATCCCTTTCGAGTTTTCGACCGATGACTCTTATATGTTCGCGGTCACGCATCAGCGAATATATATTTTTCGCAATAAGGCGCTGGTGACCAATATTAACGGGAGCGGCAACGACTATCTGGCCGTTACAGCAATCACGAGCGCGATGCTATCAACACTGAAATTCGCTCAAGCGGCTGACACGATTGTTTTTACCCATGAAGATCTAGCGCCTTTAAAAATTGTCCGTGGTGCTAGTCATACTGCTTGGACGGTTAGCACAATAACTTTCACAAATACGCCGCAATATGCTTATACCCTGGCGACCTCCACCCCAACCGGTACGATTGTACCCTCAGGGACGACCGGCTCGATCACCCTTAGAGCAACCGCTACGGCTACGATCACGATTGTGAACCACGGTAATTTTAATAACCAGGAAATTATTACCCTGATTGCTGGGGATGGTACTGAACACAAGTTTTATGCCGTAGGTGTTGCTGGCGGAAACCGTTTCTCGAGAAATACAAGTAATGATGCAACTGCGACCAGTTTAGCTGCAGCTATAAATCGCAATAGTAAGTTTAAAGCAACGGTTAGTGGGGCCGTCGTTACGATCTCGCAACAAGTAAATACCGCGACAACCACCGGCATGGATACTTTTGTTCAGCTTGACAATATCGATACGGGGAAGTGGGACTCCACCAGCTTCACTTCTGCATCGGTTTTTGCCTCGAGTTATGAGGGGCAATATATAAATATCAAAGACACCTATGGCCGTCTTCGAGTTGTCGAATATATCTCAGCAAGTGAAATAAAATGTTTTGCCGAGATTGATCTCTACGACACTAAAGCAATCGAGACTAATGGGTGGGAACTCGAATCAGGATATGTGGATGCTTGGTCTGCAAGTAAGGGCTATCCGGTTAGCTGCATTTTTCATGAAGGCCGATTGTTTTTTGCTGGCTCTAAATCACTACCGATTTCTATTTGGGGCTCAAAGGTGGCGGATTATTTTAATTTCGACAGTGGTACCGGCCTTGATGATGAGGCAATCAGCGCCACGATTGCCACGACAAGCCTAAATTCAATAAGTGATGTTTATAGTGGGCGTGATCTGCAAATCTTTACAAGTGGCGGTGAGTTTTACATACCGCAGATCACCAACACGCCAATCACCCCAGGTAATTTGACGGTCAAAACTGCGACCAGGAACGGAACAAAAATTGGTGTGCCGGTCGTGGGTCTCGATAGCGGCACCCTGTTCATCCAAAGGCAAGGCAAAGCACTAAACGAATTGGTATTCACTGACGCAGAACTGGCTTACACAACATCTGCAGTCAGTGTCTTGTCCTCACACTTGCTCAAATCTCCCGTCGATATGGCTTTGCGTCGAGCCACCAGCACTGATGAAAGTGACCGGCTCTTTATTGTTAATGGCGATGATGGGACCATGTCAGTTTTCAGCTTGCTCCGGTCGCAAAAAGTGATTGCGCCTTCAAGTTTTACGACTGATGGGCTGTTTAAAGCTATCGGGGTCGATATTGATACCGTTTATTCGGTAATCCAGCGCACCATCGGGGGAGCAGCCAAATACTATGTGGAGTGGTTTGATGAAACTTTACATACTGATTCAGCGGTTTACTCAGCATCAGCATCAGCTACCGGTACGGCAGCACATCTCGAGGGGGAAGTTTTAAATACTATCGTCGATGGGGCAGTTCAAACCAATAAAACAGTTTCAAGTAACACCGTTACTTTTGATTCAGCCAGCAGCAGTAATTACGAAATCGGCTTGCCCTTTACGATTAATGTCAAAACATTACCGGTTGAGGCGCGATTGCCTTCGGGTTCAGCGCGGGGAATGAAAAAACGGATCATCGAGGTGGTGAGTGACGTTAAAGATAGCCAGGCCTTAACCATCAATAATTATTTAATTTCATTTCGGAATTTTGGCGAGGCGACGGACAGTCCGATAACTGCTTTTACGGGAAACAAAAAAACGGGCACGATGCTGGGTTTTGCTGATGAGGTGGCTGTGACGGTCACGCAATCGGTGCCGCTCGATCTGCACTTGCTTTCTCTGGAATATAAAATGTCGATAGGAGCCTAAAAATGGATGCAACCGTAGCAATCATGGTAGCGGCCACGGTGCAAGCCGGAATGAGCATTATGCAAGGCAACGCTCAGGCAGCCAGTTTAAAAGGCAGGGCACTGATGACACTCTCGAGGAGCCGGTCTGACATAATTAGATCGAGGGCCGAGGCATTAAAACACAAAAAAGCCGCGAATGATGCACTTGAAAAAATGAATAGAACCCTGGCAACGGTAACGGCTTATGGAGGCCAGGGCCTTGATCCATTCCAAGGGTCTGTTGGAACGATAGCCACGAACATTATGAAGAAAGGGTATTCGGACTATGGCGCTAAAAAGGATAGTGCTGCCATCGAGAAAGAAAACCAGGCGATCATAAAATACACCGCAGAATTTCAAGCGGCTAGTTATCGCAAAGCGGCAAGTCGCGCTCGAGCCGCTGGCTACATGAAAGCAGTAATGAGCCTGGCAAGCGGATATGCTTCGGCAAGTACACTCGGCACTCCAGCTTCAACCCCAACGCCAACCCCAACCTCGACGGTTAACACCGTTGGACCGTGGCCTTACTAATGGCGAGGCGATATCCAACATACGACGATTCTGGCGGGTCATTCTCGCCGCGCATCGTGTCGCCTGGGAAAACGGATTTCGCAGCAGAACGGGCAACGGCCAATCTAGCGAATACCGTGAGCCAGGGTGCTGACCGTGTTATCAAATTTGCTTTTGAAAGGGGCAAACGCACCGCGCTTTCCGAAGGCGCTGCAGCTGGGGCAGCAGATCCCCAGGGGACATTGCAACAGTACGGCGGCAAAAGGCCCACCGGTAATATATACGAAGGTGCTGCCTTCGATGCAGCAGTGCGGCTAGGCAGTGTTAAAATCCAAACGGATGCTCGGGAAGCGATGAGCAACGCTTTTATCGAGGCAACCAAAAACAAAACTGATAGCGCCACTCTGCGAGCTCAATTAGATGCCATTCGTGAGGGCTATGCGACGAGCCTGGAAAATTTAGACCCTGTTTCTGCGGCAACGGTTAATCAAAAACTCTCGGGCTTTGCGCTGACGCTATTTAATCAATCTGCCAACCAAGAGATTAAACGGGCTGAAGAGGAGGCGAGGTCAACGTCGGTAACTCTGTTTAGCTCTGTTCTGCGAGAAGTTGAAGGCAACGCCAGGGCTGGTGCTACGGATTTAAATTTAGGAGAAAAACTAAAAGCCTTTTCATCTGATATGGAATCATTAGGGCTGACCGGCACTAAAGCATACTCAACGATGGTCGAAAAACTAAAGACTGCACACCATCGAGCTCGAGTTCGCGGGGAATTTGAGCGAGCGGTTGCTGCCGGTAAAGGGGCTGAATACCTCGAGAAGTTCTCAAAAAACAAAGATATAAACAAAGGTGTGACGCGGGGGCTTTTAGAGGGGGGCAGAAAAACACTTACCAGTGAAATGTCTACTTGGATGCGGAGTGAATTAGCTCGT